ACTAATTGACTCTGGTTCAGAACCACCAGTAGATGCTGCTGTTGTTGTAATAACAACATTAGTTACACCATCAATACTAGCAGGTGGACTAAAAGAACTAGCACCATTTGAAACTGATTTATTAGTTACCACATATTCTAGTATGACAATATTACCATTAGATAAACCTCTACTCACAACACCATCACCAAAGTAAACTTGATAGAAACCAGAATCAGTTTCCTGTAAGAAATAAACATTACTTTCTTCAGTAAGTTGTGTAATGTCTGTTGCTTTAGTATAAGTTGTTGTAGTTGAATCAGTAGAAGATGTTTGAACTTTTACAGTCAAAGTAGAAGCATCTGCTCTTGTGTCTTGTAGTAAAAATCTTTGGTCTACATTACTACTATCAACTGTATATCTTGTTGTAATGTATGTACCTTCATATAGTTTAACACCTGGAAATATAATTTCTCCACCAACATTAGTAGCAGTTACATCTGAAATTGTAACATACTGATAAGATGATCCATCTAAACTTGTAGAAAATGCTGTGCCTGACGATAATGTTTTTGAAGATTCAGGTGTAATTAATTTAACATCCACAGTAGCAACAGGTGCTCTTGCTGAAGATGTTTCATATCCTAAACTTTTAGCATGAGATACTACACTTGAACGAAGTGAGGCACTATCTAAGAACATTTCATTTGCTAACATATTAGCATTCATAGCAAGGTAGTGAGTATTATATGCGAGTGTATCTAATAGAATATTGATACCTGCTCCCTCAAAGTCATAGTCTTTAAATTCTTCTTGCGACTTCAGGAATATTTTTAGATTAGTCTTTATATTATCAAAGTCTAATTCTGTTACTCTTAATCTCTTATCGTTTACTATTGCCATTATCGTAATCTCTCTAATATAACATCTAATTCTACTAACTCTGTTGGTGCATTAACCACATAGAATTCTATAGAAACATTATATTCATTTCTATCTAAGTTTGGATTAGCACGAACACCAACGAGTCTTGCTCGTGGTTCGTAGTTTTCTATAACATCTTGTATTTTTCTTGCTAGTATTTGTGCTGTTACAGGTGTCATTAACTCAAATAACATATCACGCACACCAGAACCTATTTCTGGATGAAATGGTTTTTCATAATGATTAAGTAAAACTAGATTTCTGATAGATCTTTTAACTGCCTGAACATCAGTAATTTTATTGATGTCAGTATTACCAGCATTTTTACCAAAGAATAAATCTATATCACTATATTTTTGTGAGTTTCTTTCACTAGCATTGACTCTTTGTGCGTCATAATATGCTTCTTTAGTTTCAGACATTAGCAAGTTCCTTGTAATAATACTTATTTATAACGAATCAAGCAATGGTAGTTGGGAAAGTTGCTTTGAGATTATCTAATGCTGTGGTTAATTGATCTTGATTTAATTCTGCCATGTTTAGTGATACTTCTTTTACTTCAGCAATTAATTCTTCTGCTGGTTTCACATCTGGCAAAGGTAAATTTTGAACTTTTAATATAGGAGAACCAGCACCAGAAGGTAGTGATAAGTTTGGTACACTAGAGCATACATCTATCTCACCACTTACCAGATCTGGTATAAGACTATCAAAATCAAAACCTTGTAATGATAGAGCATCGCCAAACTGAGTTCTAAGAGATGCCAATTTAGAAAGATACTGAGCACTTCCAACTGGTAAAGCAAGTAAAGAAGTCAATTCAGATTGTAAATTTATATCTGGTATAGTAGGCAACTCTGGAAGAAGTCCAGTAATATTTGCTTTAAGTGTATCTAAATTGGCACCAACTGCTGTTGCTAGAGCAGAGGCATCTAGTCCACCAGTAATGGAACTCTTTAAAGTTTTCTTCATATTATCTTGAGCAGATAATATATTATTTAAACTTTGATTTGCTCCACATAAGTTTGGTGTGTTAAAATCTAATGGCATTATACTTCCTCCACATCAGTACAATCATTACTACTTGTTCTAGATGGATCACTGCTACATGTGTAATTAACTCCACCATCATGTCTTGCGTAATCATCAGCACCTCTGTAGATATGGCGATCACCCTCGTATCTAATGTTAGACTCACCCACAATTTGTAGATTGTATTTTGCTTCTGTTTTAATTGCCATATTAGAAGCAGACTTTATATTTAAAGATGTGCCAGAAGTGATTGATGTTAAATCTGTTACTGAAGTTGCTGCTAGTTTTGAATTAGCAAGTATATCTATATCTTCTAGTGAGAACAATGTAAATGTATCAGCAGTGGTCAACTCATATGTACCACCAACTTGTTCGGATCTCTTACCTTTAATTGTTAGACTATAATCTTTATCAAGTCCAGCATCGTCAGTACCAACAACACCAACAACACTGTTCTTAATATTAAATCCGTGATTACCTAATATTTCTTCAGACAAGTTACCAACACCACTCGCACCAACTTTCATATCTTTGTCTTTGTGAACTTTCTCATACATGTTTCCTTGAACTTCTAAAACATAATCACCTTTAATTAATTCTCTTTTGTTTCCATCAACAGTTAGATTAACATCACCTTTAATGAATACATTTGATTTGCCTGCGACAATCTCATAATTGTCACCAACAATCTTAACAACTCTTTTACCATCTGGGTGTATTTCTTCAAAAGTCCCTGACTTGTGTTGACGCAATAATCTCTCAGCACCTGGAGTGTCATCAGTTTCAAATATATGACCAGACTCACTTTCAAATACATGATTGTAAGGATACTCACCAGATTTATAAAGTGGATCATTTGGCAATAAACCTTTTGGTGCTGGTTCATCCCAAGTGGTTCTTTCTTCTTGAACAGCATCTTGTTTGTTTTGAATATATGGTCTTGTCGCAATATCTACACTAGGATTAATAGAAGTGCTATCAGCAGTGCTTAATCTTGAGACTCTGCGTTTTTGTAAAGCAAGGTGAGTTTCTGAAACAATGCCCTGCCCTAAACGATTGACATCTGTTTCATTAATAGAATGATTGGAGTTTGTAATTGCTTCGGAAGGATACTTTCCTGTTGGATCATTGAAACCTTTATTGATGTCTGGAGTAGCAGATGGGTATCCAGGAAGTGTACCCATAATAACTGGTTGTTGTTTTTCTACTGCGTCACGAAAGAAACCAACTACCCATGTGCCTTCTACTAGAAAACTTGGAGTGTTTCCTAAACCTTGCATTGATGGATCGGTAACAGGGTGCATGACATGTGCCCATGGAAGATCTTCCGTAGGAATGTCAGTTAGTTTTTCTGAATGGAATCCCAAACAACGAACTTGTACTCTACCAAGTTTTGCGGGATCTTGTCGATTTTCAACAACTCCAGTGAACCAGACAAATCCGTCTAGTCCCATAAAGTAAGATTCGCTCATTAAAAAATACTCCAGTGTTTAGGAGTATTTATATAGTATATTGAACAACAAAAGTAAATCTATAAGAAGGTGCCATGTTTGTTGGCGCACCTATACAGTGTGGTATCTCACCATCAAAAAGAATAAATCGACCTGGAGTGTAGACGAGTGTATGTTCTATCTCTGTTAAATCGTCATTCGCAAATAAAGTATAACCACCCCACTCAATGTCCCATTTCATATTAGGATAATAGATTAGAGTTTTAAAGTTTTTATCATCGTCTTTGCCATCACAATGAAAATGATTTTTATCATTGAGTGTTGATAAATTTACTCTAACTTGATTTATGTCATAGTGTTTAACTTTGTCAAATACTTCAGGAACATTTTTTAATAACTTAGATGTTTCCAAATCTTTAGGACTAAAATTAGAAACTAAGTTATAGTGACCAGAATTTTCTATGTGACTATTATCTAAACCATCACAGACAAAATATGAATTCTTTACGAAGTCATATATTTCTGATCTATTTTTATAAGAAAGAAGATTATCCCAAATCTCTATCTCCTTTCCGTTTGATGTCACTAATCTTTTATGCATAATAATTTAATAAATCATATTTGTGATTATCTCTTCACGCATTAAAGTTATACCCATCTCAAACATCTCTATCATAAAACTCATCATCTTTTGTTTCATGACTTCATCAGTTATGATTGGTACACAACTGTAACCTGTGTCAATATAATTCATAATTTCTCCTCATAATAAATGTTACCTGCCATACAAATTCTTTTATCTTTTGTTTTGTTAAGTGGAACTTCATGTTTTAACCAAGACGGAAAAAATATCAACTCTCCTTCTTCTGGATAAATTTCTAATCCACTATCTGTAAACAACAATGGTGGATTGTTTTTTGGCAAAGACAAATAATAAACAAATGTAAAGACTGCTGGCCAGTGATTGTGTGGTGTTGCTAATCCGTTTGGTTCTGTTGATATCCCCCATAACTCACTGACATAAAACTTACCAGAAACCTCTTTGTTAAAATGTTCTTTGGTGTAATTTTTAGCAATAAGTGATAGGTCGTTTGTTAAGTCATAAAACATATCATGATATGTTTGAAAGATATTCCAAGTTGTCATACTATAATTTTGAAATCCATAATCAGTGCGACCAACTGAAAGGTTGGATACTTCTTTATCTAAATTAGTTTGACAAAAACTTTTAAACCTTTCATTTGTACCTAAAAATATTCTCTCAACAATATATTTATTTTTTCCGTAATTCATTAGTGTTTATGTTCAAGAGGAACAGAACAAGAACCATATCGTATTACTTGTCCGTTTATTGACGACTCAACTTCAATATCTTTAATCCAAGATGGAAACATCACCATACCTTGTTTCTCACAAGGTATTTCTTTTCCATTTACTATAACTTTATATTCATTTTTTTCACAACACACCCAAGAAATTAAACTTGGAAATGTTATTGGTATTGTAAATCTTTCATTCTTTTTTAAGGTAACACTATCGTCATCAGCAATTATTGGTTCAGTTACTTTAGTGTAAGACTGAACATAACGATTTTCTCCAGAGTGAAACATTTGCTCAGAAAATGTTTGACCAGCAGCACAAATTGTCTTTTCAAAGTTTTGTTTAATAATTGTATACACAATAGGATAAGTTTCTTTTACTTCAGTTTCTACAATCTGTTTTTCTTTTTTCTTTCTTAATTGTTTTATTTCAGACATATTGATTTTAATACCGACATTACTTGTTCATAATTTTGACACCATGCTAATGCGTGTGCGTCAATCTCTTTGAGCGGATGCATAATACTATCTGGATGTACCATGATAAATGGTTTGTCATTTGAATATAAACAACCTGCCTCAAACGCAACATTCCATTGACGATAAAAATCTAAATGACCACCAACCCCAAAAGAAACAATACCAATGTCGCATTCTTTAATGAGTGTTTGGATTCTTGCCTGATTTATTTTAGCAGACTTGTGATCTCTCCAATAATATGGTGTAGAGTTTTCATACATCATGGTTTCTGGTTTATCGCAGAATGGTTCTAAAATATCACCAGCAGCATCTGACTCATCATGATTGCAATTAGCAGAAGTAAACTCAACAGGAAGTTCTCCTGCCTTCGCCATACTCTTTAGAGTCTTTCTCCAATTAGTGTGGATCTCACCACTACAATATATGTTCCATGTCTTCATTTTAATTTTAATAATGGTCTGTTGTTAATATATTTTTCACGATACTGTTTAAACAAATCTAGATTGTTTATCAACAATAACTCCACCTCAATCAGTTTCTCTTCATCAACTGGTTCAGTTCTTAATATACTTCTAATTTCTTCACAGGTCATAATTTTCTATCTTTAGTTTTTTAAATTTCCTTCGTGCTTTTGAAAAGGGAAGTGGTTTCTTAAAACGAATAATCTCACTTGTTCCCTGTTTTATATAGGCATGCAACTTCATGTCTTCATAAAAATATATATGATTAGGAATATTATCTTTTCCCCAATCAGTTGTTTCTTGTAATGCTTGCATTAAGATCTCCCATAAGGTGATACATGTTCAACAGGAATGTTACAGAAATCTAAGAAATCAATACCAGCACCCTCACGATAAGA